GGGCTGCCCGGAAATAATCATCGAAACTCACTTGCAAGAAGCGGCAGCTGAGTTTTGTGCGGTCAGTCAGATATGGCGTTATGACATAGATAAGGACTACACCAGTAGAAATACTGCTGAGTACGAAGTCGAGGTTCCTACTCGTGCTGTTTTAGAGGACATTCTAGTTCTTTATATAAACGGTACAGCGGTAAACCGTGTGTCAGACCGTCATTTCGACCTGCCCAGCGGCGTAGCCAACGGGCGTCCCATGTCTTTTAGTATATACCAAGATTCTCAGATTAGGTTTTACCCAACCCCCGACAGTAAGTACGAGTTCGAGGGTACCGGTGTAATTAAACCATCTTTGACAGCTACAGGCGTGGAGGACTTTATCTTTGAATCATACGGTCGTTCAATCGCTTGTGGGGCTATATTTCGCCTAGCGATAATCCCCGGCAAAGAATGGACCAACCCTGAACTTGCGGCTTACTACAAGTCCGAATTCTACAAGCACGCCACCGACGCATCAGGCCGTGACACACGCGGCGCTAGTCTTCGGGCCAAAATGGTTGGGTTTGATAAAGCCAGCGTTCGCAGGGGGATTTAATGGCACAGATATTTAAGTACGTTCAAGGAGATACCGGGCCACAGATTCGTGTAACCCTTACGAACGAAGATGATAACGCACCGGTCGACTTGACCAGTGCTACAGTTACTTTGCACTTCAGAGAAGCGGGCGCTGAAAGCGTTCTGTTTTCTAGACAGTTCTTTATTAACCCTGAGACGGCAGACACAGGTGTCGCTGTACTCCAGTGGAGTGAAGGAGACCTCGAAGTTGATGCGGGTACTTACGAAGGTGAGATTGAGGTTGTTAGAAGCAGCGGTGTCCGTGAGACATTGTTCGACAAGCTCAAGTTCAAAATTCGGGAGGACTTTGCGTGAAGTTAAAGTCTGTCGAGCTTGTTAATGCGTTATCTGCTGAGTTTGAGCAGCTAAACGTACTTACGCAAACTTCGGTAAACATTAACCAAAACGTTGTGAAGGCAGAGCAGGGTAACTTCCTCCTCTTCGCCTCATTCTTTGACACGTTCTACGTGGAAGACGGAACCCGCCCATCAGACGCATTGTTCTTTGGGTATTTTAAAACTTTTGATGATGCTTCTGCTGTAGCTGACCTTGCCGCTAAATCGCTGATCCGGGGTGTAAGTGACTCCGGCTACGTAATTGACAGCGAAGTAATACGGTTTGTTAAAGGCGAGTTCGAACAAGTGGGGTCTGTAGACACCCAGTCGTTTGATTTCGGCAAAGACCTAGCTGATCTTGTTTCCGGTATTGGGGACCAAGTATTCATATTCGCTAAGAAGTTCCCAGAAGACCCTGTAGGGGTTGCTGAAGCGGTTTTGCTAGACGCTTCTCTTGTAAAGGTTGACACTACTGGGTTGCAGGACGAACCAGCGCTCACTACGGCTAAACCAATAGCCGAAATAATAGCCAGCGCGGGCGATCAAGCGTTCTTATTTGCTAAGAAGTTCCCACTGGATCAAGTTACAGCCTTAGACGATATAGCTACTATAGCATCGAGCAAAGCCTTAACTGACCAACCCGTTTCTACAGATAACGACATCATAGCCTTCGCTAAAGCTCTTGTAGAGCACGGTTACATATCTGAGGCTATTGATACCCTTAACGTAGGAAAAGTCTTTACGGACGTTTCTGCGGCTTCTGATGTGATTAACACGTTTGGGCTAGGTAAAAACTTAGGAGACACCGTTGGTTTTACTGACGATGTTGACGGCACGGCCTCTACTCTTGATGACCAAGAGATGCAGTTTCACAAAGCACGCACGCATGTGGCTTCTGTTTCAGAGGTGTTTGAGCGACAGGTCGACTACAGTCGGGCCTTTACAAACAGTTCAAATACGTCCGATAGTACAAATATGGTTACAGGTAAGCATATTTATGATATACCTGTAGCAAGCGAAACTCTGGCGAAATCTCTTGCGAGATTACGTTCAGACAGCGCCCTTTTAGGAGACGCGACAGTAGTAACAGCTGGAAAGGTGTTACTGGATTTGACCTCGAGTACCGACACGGGGTCATTGAGGAGTCAGGGGTACTCTGACTTCACTTACTTTGCGGAAGACTTTGTCGGAGCTTCCACTACGTTCTGAAGGAGATCGTTATGATTAACGAAAACTTGAAGCTCTCCGGCCAGCTTAACATAGTCCTGAAGGACAAGGCCGGAAACGTCAAAGACACAGTACAGGTTAAAAACCTCGTTGTGAATGCTGGGCTTGCGTACATTGCGTCACGCATGACTGGTACCGCTAAGGCTGTTATGTCTCATATGGCACTGGGTTCTGGCACAACTGCTGCGGCAGCTGGTCAGACTGATCTTGTTACAATTTTAGGTTCCCGCGAAGCACTGGACACCATTACCATCGCAGGCAGCAATAACGAAAAAGTCGTGTACGTGGCTTCGTTTGAAGCTGGCGATGCGACTGGTGCAGTTACTGAAGCAGGTATCTTTAACGCAGCAACTTCTGGTGACATGTTGTGCCGCACTAAATTTAACGTCGTAAACAAAGCAGCTGATGACACGATGTCCGTGACTTGGACTATCACTCTGTCAGCATCTTAAAAAGTTAGGGGTGTAATCCATGGCAACGATAACTACACGCGCTGGTAAGGGTTCGCCCCTAACTAACACTGAAGTCGACGATAACTTTTCGAACCTCAATAGCGCAAAATACGAAAGCGGTTCTGCCGCTGAATTCGCGAGCGTAGACTTACCCGATGACGGGAAAATTAACCTCGGGGATACTAATGACCTTGAGATTTTTCATCAGTCTAGCAATAATAACTCTATCATCAGAGAGTCTGGCGGTGGTGTATTATCATTACAAACTAATGGGTCAGAGGCCTCTATCTGGGATACTACTAATGCCCAGCACATGGGTAGGTTTATTAATGGTGCAGAGGTTCAACTACAGTATGATGGCGATACTGTATTTAGTACAACAGCAACAGGCGTAAACGTTACCGGAGAAGTAGCAGCTACATCCCTAGACATTTCAGGCGACATAGACGTAGACGGCACTGCTAACTTAGATGGTTTGACTGTAGACGGTGCTAGTGAGATAACAAGGTTGGGCTTAGGTACAGCTGCACACGCTTCAGCGGCGTTGCATATTACAACTACTAATCAGCACATTCGTTTCAACAATGGTTCTGAGCTTGGGGTCATAGACTTAGATTCTGATGGCGTGTTAAACATCTGGGCGCACGGCGATGGAGAAGTACTTAAACTTCGAACTGGCTCTGGCGCAGGCGCTGATATCCTAACTATAAATGGTGAGGCGAGCACCTTTTCGGGAACAGTCACAGCCAACGCAGGTGTAGTAGTAGATAACTTTACGCTTGATGGGACTACTCTGGCTTTAAGTTCTGGAGACCTTACTTTAGATGCGGGAGCGGGAGATATTGTTCTTGATGCTCATGGCAATCAAATAGCATTTAAAGGTAGTTCAGGGCAAATAGGCTTTATTGATTTAGCTACTGGCAGGATGGACATTAAAGCGTCTAACGCAGATGCGGATATGAGATTTCAAGGTAATGATGGTGGCGTTGCTATTAATGCCCTCACCCTTGATATGTCTGAAGCAGGTGCGGCTACATTTAACAGTACTGTAAAAACCACAGGGCTAGATTTAGAAGCCATTGCCCAATCTAAGTCCGACACTGCCGTAGACGTATTCGTCTATGACACACGAAAAGATAGCGATGGTGGTGCATGGAGAAAGCGCACACAGAACACTAGTTGGTACAACGAAGCCTCGGGAAGTAATAGAAGTTCACGAAAAGAGTTTCCAAGTGTCGCTGTCTTAGCATTTAACACTAGCCAAGAATTATTCATATATGATGGAGACGATCCTGATCTTCCTATATGGGCAAAATACACTAACTTTACACAAGATTCTGGAGGTTTTGCTTCCATAACAGCTATAAATGGCAGCATATACTGTGGACAAGCCTCTAGTACTGCGGCGTATAGTGGTAATGGGTACTTTCAATTAAACTTTGCAGTTGATTACTTTTTCAGTAACATAATATCAATATTTAGTACTCACAAACAAGGCAGGGCGGAAGGACTTCTTACTTCGTATAACTATAAGTCAAGAGGAGACAGAACCACTCCTCTATATGGTTTAGTAGCGTATCAAGTGGCTGATATTGCAGTAACAGTCCTCCCCAACGCACCTATAGACGCTGACACTGGACTACCTGTGCCGACCATAGCGGTTGCTACAGATGGTGGTGTGAGTGTTATTAAGGATGATGGGAGTGTTGTTGATATTGTATCAAATACTTTAGCGCATGAAACTCCTCGAGAAGTTAAGTTTGTTGACGATAAAGTATTCTGGGTGGCAGGTAATAATTACGATAATGCTTGGAGTAGTGTAAATTCAACAAAAATACCTTCGGGTGATATTACTACACCTTATGCTAGCGTCACCACTGCCAATGCTTTAGTTTCAAAGTACACTCCTAAAGAATGGAATGTAGCCCATCATGCAGGTGATTTATTAATACCTATTAATATGCAGTCACCTAGAACAGGCGCTTTAATAGAATTAGCTAAAGATGATGAACTTATCATAGGCGGAAAAGGTTCAGATGACCACGGTACAGTAGTAAAAGTTGTAGAAAATGTATCTGACCCCGAGTCTGGAATGCTTGCACAAATAGCTTCTGACTTTGCTACTGGCTATCAAGTTGGTGACATCAAGTTAGCTACCCTTTCGGATACTGATACGGCTGATGTTACCGGGTCTGAGTTGGTTACGAATGGTACGTTTGCTAGTAACGCTAATAGCTGGGATACCAACAACGGCTCTAGCATCGCTTGGAATGGCTCTAGTGACCAAACAGCTACTGTTACATCCGGTGGAAGTGTGGTGTGGAACGGAGCAACACAAGTAATTACTGGATTAACTGTCGGTAAAACTTATGTGGCTACAGCAGACATCATAACATCTAACAACTGGGGAGCTTTTGGTTTTGCCGCAGGAGCAAACAGCGGTAACAGGCTAGGCTCGTACACGTCTTGGAATAGCGGGTCATCTTTCCCATTAAAGGGAAGGGCGCAATTTGTTGCAACGTCAACTTCACATGTATTGAGTATAGACAGCTTAAATACTACAAACGCTACAGTTACAAAAGTAGACAACATCTCAGTACGCCAAGCAGAAGAAGACCGCAGTGTTAACAACAACGGTGCCCAAGTATTCGGCACAGTCACTAAAGACCCTGTAGCAACAGGTGCTGACCTTGTGAGGTATGTCTTTGGTACTAATAACTATTTAAAAGCAACAGCAACAACGGTTCCTACAGGCACAAATGATTCTTGTTACATGTGGTGGTCAGTAGACACGGCTGGAGACATGACTCAGCTTTATTTAGGCGATCCCAGTACTGATGGACACTCCCCTACTAATGGAGTCAATGTTTGGTCCTACGGTCCGGGCATGAAGTATCGGTACGCAGCAAATCAGTTTGACGCTACGGCTTCGCATGGGGTTGCAGTAGGGCAGTGGACTCACCACTGTATGCTGAGCCGTAACGGACTTTTAGAGGTGTATATAAACGGTAGGTTCGTTCACCGTGCCGCAGCGGCACACAACGGTATTACTGAAACTGATTTATATGTCGGTAAAGGTCACTACAATAATGACCACTCTGACGGCATGGCACTCCTACGCATCTCAGCCACAGCCCCAACCGCAGAACAGATCAAGAAAATCTACGAGGACGAGAAGGTTCTATTCCAAGAGAATGCAAAGGCAACACTCGCAGGAACTTCAGACACTGTAACTGCCCTCGCATACGATGACGATACTGAACTACTCCACGTGGGGACAAGCGCAGGACGTAGCGTATTCCACGGACTCCGACGAGTCGATAACACAACAGACGCTGTAGGCTCGGCAATCAGTGCCAGTAACGGCTTAGTGGCGGAGGACTAACATGACTGTAAAAATTACAAAACCAGAGATTAATGTCCGAGAGGAACTAAATCAACTCAAGAAACCTACGGGTATCGCTGGTGAGGCAATGCTTCGTGCTGAGGCACCACAGGAACAGTTTAACCTGATTGGTGCAGGGCGTAAAAATATCTTCATCAATGGCGGCTTCACTGTAAGCCAAAGGGGGGACTTTACATCCGCAACGGCTACTTCAGCACAGACGTACGGTTTGGATAGATGGAAGAATTATCTGAGCGGCGTAAATGCAACGTACCAAAACACAACAGTAACGATTGATGGAGTAACCCGCAAAGCACTGAAGATGGCGGCTACAAACTCTGGTACAGGCTACTTTGGCCCAGTACAGCACCTTGAACTATCTGCATTTAGGGCAGGTGTTTTTTTAACTATGAGTGGCTATGTGCGCACAAATAACCCTAAAGTTTACCTTCGCCACGATTATGTTGGCGGTGTTACTGGTGTACAGGCTCCTGACCCCATTACCGCCGATGGCAACTGGCATTATGTAACATGGACAGTGGACACCACTGGAACATCTACAGCACCTGTTTTTCAAGTTCTAGCATACGACTACGGTAGTATATCCGTCACAAGTGGTGACTACATTGAAATAGCAGATATGCAGCTTGAGGTAGGCAAAGTAGCCACCCCATTCGAGCATCGTTCATACGGTGAAGAACTGGCGTTGTGTCAGCGGTACTACCAGAAATTTTTCGATGAGCCTAGTGCTACCGCCCAAGTACAGCTTATAGGAATAGCCTCTGGCGTTGGACATTTTTCATGGTGGCCTCCTGTACAAATGAGGGCAAGGCCCACTGTAGGAATTACAGACACAACTCCTTATTGGGAATCTATGCCTTGGTACGCGGTTGGTACGAGTCTTACAGTTTCGGCCATTTCCAATGGGCATATGGGCCGTTCTGGAGGAGAAATTGCGGTTTATGGATCATATAGCCCCGCCCTTGTGCGAGGAACTAATTACGCCATGACTGCTGAAGTTTTATATTGGGACGCGGAGCTATAATATGTATATACCACAAAATTTTTTAGACGGCACTTTAGGCTCAGTTTGGTGTAATACTAATAATATCGCTATTCCACTAGACCCAGCAAACCGCCACTACCAAGAGTGCTTAGACGCAATCGTTCTTGAAGGCGCAGACTGCTTTGACGGCGATATTCCTGCCGAATTACAAACAGCGTCAGACGCAAAACTATTCAACACCCAAGCAACCGATTACAGAATTGCCACAGCTCGCATAGCTCAGTACATCTTATCCGTAGGTCGTGAAGAAGTAGTAGAAAGCCAGTCCACAGGCGAGCAAGTGTACAACGAAGAAACTTTCGAGATGGAAGACGTGATGGCTGATGTTGTAGTAGTTACAGCTATTGAGCCTCTGGAAGCTACTGTGGAAGTCACCACTCAAGAAATAGGCGAAGACCCTGTTACAGAAACTGTAGCGAACCCTTTAATTGTGGCAGATGACGCAGAACGCGCTGAAGCGCAGGCTGTCATTGATGCGACCCCAACTCCTGTCAAAGAACACGTCGACGCGGAGGAATAGTGAGTGGAAATGGACATGCTTTGGAGCGGCGGGCTTACCGCGTTAATAGGAGTCTTAGGATTCATTCTACGCAACTATGTTGCTGAGCTTCAGCGTATCCAAATCCTTGTCAACCGCACACGTGAGGAGATGGCGAAAGAGTACGTTACAAAGACAGAAGTACACGCCGACATTAACCGTGTTCTCGACCGGCTTGAACGGTTGGACGAGAAGCTCGACCGATTGGTGGAGTTAAGGAAATGAAACGCTTACTTCTGGCTTGTACTCTTTTACTCTTCACCGGCACTGCGTTCGCGCAGGAAGAAGGTGATGATGTTATCTACACAGATAGCACGACGGATAGTACCGTGAACACTACTGGTGAAGTTACGACAAACGTCAACTCCCCACCACCTTCTGCTATCGCACCCCAGTTTAACGGCGGTGTAAACTCAGACCTGTGTACCATTGGCGTTGCAGGGGCTGTCCAAACTCAAATTCTAGGTCTTTCGATGGGTTCTACCGTCAGAGACATGAACTGCGAAAAGTTAAAGAATGCAAAAACATTATACGACATGGGCATGAAAGTCGCCGCTGTGTCTGTCATGTGTCAGGACAAACGTGTGTTTGACGCTATGATGGATGCCGGAACTCCTTGCCCATATGAAGGTCTGATTGGCGCAACCGCCAAGGCCGCATGGGAAGCCGACCCCGATAGACAACCGGGAGCGGAAATTAAGGAGGTGCTCGATGACGACACAAAAACCCTCTTGGGTACTGGTGGCGTTCTTAGCGTGTTGGCCCTGCTACTCCTACTGTGATCCTTTCACATATGGGACGACGGGCAACGCTGTAGTAAACGGCTTCTCTTGGAGCATGGGCACCCTTGTGCCTTCATCTCCGGGTCTCTCCATCAACGGAGTGATCTACCGCTACACCACAATTAAAAACCCAGCTGATCGCATGTTAGTCCACTTGCAGAACGAAGACGCGACGGGCGATGGTTACATCTTTCGCGAGACCGACGATTGGACAGGGCTTCCCGGCAATACAATCAACAAACTCGTTTCTGTTAACAACATCCCCATAAGTCGTTGGGGAGATGGTTCCATAGAAATAGAAGGGGAAGGCCAAGTGGCTAATGCCTCACTGGTTTATACCTACCAGATAGATGAGTGCTTTAACCCCCAATCTAACCCTATATGCCCCGGCTATATTGACCCGACTAAGTTCTTGACTGCTGAAAACATAGTCGAGGCTTACGATCCTATGGACGACGATGCGGTCCTAGAGACGTTAGAAGCCACGGACTCTTCGCTGTACGAGGATGAAGAGGAAGACGAGTCAATCGAACAAGAAGAGCTGAAGGCCAGCAAAGACAACTTTGAGAAAGGTTTGGCTGCGACGCAGAACGCGCTGACCCTTGCTAACAGCATTTCGCAAGAGAGAATATTATCCGCTATGAATACATCTGTTAACATGTATCCATATTATGCTACGTCTATAAACGGAGGAGTTTATAAAGAGACCACAAACCTGAGAGACTCCGACCTGCCTGACAACCCACGTGGACTCCGTAATGGACTAGCTCAACAACTACTGCACGAAGAAATGGTCGACGAGCAGTACAAGAAACTCAAGTTCTAAGAGAGGACAGCCATGGTTAAATATCCTTTAATACTAACCGCATTAT